TACCTCTAAACAAGGAGGTCATTTGTTGTATTACATTGTATATTTCTGCTCTTGAGTTTAAATAGAAATGACAGGCAAAACGTGGTTCCTGACCGCCTTTTCCATCATTAACAAGAGCGTTACAATACTGAGATATGTTATAGAAATCCCACTTGTCAAGTGAACTTTCAGGTATAGATGCTCCATACCTAGTTGAAATCATTAAGTCATATAAACACCAAGCAGGATCAGCACACCAAGTAGCAGCTCCAAAAGTACCGTCCCAAACGCCTGTATAAGTAACTCGTCCTAAATGTGTTGTTGTGTCTACTGAAGCATTACTTGGTAATTTGACTTTTATTCCACGTACTAAATACTTTCTTTCAGGAATACTACTGAATTGAGTTGAATCAAATTTCAGCCAACATAAAGCACTGTTTGGATATTGAAGGCGTTCATCTTTTATTTTTGTATAACTAGTCCACCAAGTTTGATTAGCAACTTTTGCTGATGCACTATCGGCTGATGTTCTCTTGAATTTAATATCAACAGGGAAAGCACCTGTTAACGGGATCATAAAATCTCGCTTATAAACACTGCTTGACTTACCGTTGATTGTTTGTGCTTTTACGGAGTTATAACCACCACCGTTGTACTGAACTTGAATATCAATGCTAACGCTCGTACCAACGATATCTCCATCACTTTCAAATTTTTGAAGAGAAGGAATCCTCATTGTTACTCGAACTCGATCAACATCCCTATCTGTAATCGTCCTAACGATTGGAACGTTATAAGTAACTTCAGCATTAACAGCAACTTCCGCCTCTACCTTTGCTTTGTCGTCACCTAGATATGTTTGTGTTTGTGTTCCGTTCCTTGTGGCTACTTCATAGCCTGTGAAATTTTCGGAACCATCTGCATTTAGAACAGGAGTGTTATTAAGATAAATACCTTTTGCACCCCCTTCTATCCCATCAATCTCACCTTCAGAAATAAGGTCTAAAACTCTTCCATACTGAACACTCTGAAGGCTATCAGAAGCTTCTGTTGGTGATCCGCCTCTCCCTTTATTTCCACCACCACCAGCTCCACGAATACCTAATCCAAGTCCTGCATTATGAACTCGAATATTTTCAGCGATAAATGTATGTTGATTTTCAACCGTTAAGTTATAAACAGTGGCGAAACCTATTGGCTTTTTACCTGTTATCGGAACTAAATGATTATTTTGATTAATAACACAATCATCTGTATCTAACGTTCCAATTCCTACAAAGGCATTGAATTGATTTAAGACCCAATGATTAGGGGTAGCAGTAAAAGAAGAACCACCCCAAAAGCTATATTCCCAAATTTCCTCATTCTCATGCTTATGTACTTTTAAGACCTTTGCTTCATGGACATCACCCTTGTCATCAAAACTAAGAACAATATCACCAACTTGTATTGAAGCTATTGGTTTTTGACCATCAGGAACTGATATCCGAGTCGAACCAATAAAACAACCACCTCCAGAACCAGCAGGAGTAGTAATCAACTTTGGAGGTAAATTTTGTCTCATTTAAACAACATCTAAACCTGCGGAAATGACTGCTGACCCAGTAAAACATCTCCCATAAACAATAGGAACAGGGAAACCTTGAGCAGTTGTATTGGTAATCCCACTAAAGGAGTAATTTTTAATTTTATTAGCTTCTCTATTAGGAGCTTGAGGAGTAGGTGAAATCATCTGAGCAACACCTGAAAGCATCATATAAAGACCTAAATTTCCTGCTGCTGCTGCCAATGAACCTCCTAATCCTGCCCCTGCTGTAAATCCGAGTCCAGAACCACCAAAAAACCCTGTCCCACTGGCAAAAGTACCAAAGCCACCAGTAAGTCCTACTGTTGCGACTAACAAAGCACCTGCTAAAAATCTACCGAAGCCTCTACCTGCACCAGTTACAACAGGAGTGATTTTGAAAGTGTCTTGTTCACTCCACGGATGTAGTAACTTTTCAACATTTTCTTCTTCGATTGTCTCCTTACCTAAAAGAACACGATAATAAACACCGTCTTTATGACTTTCACTTAACCATTGTTCTAACCCTGCGAAATTTGCACATAAAGCTCTAATCGCTTCAGCAGGAGTGCGAACATCTAGCTTAAAAACGCCTTGACCACCAAGACGCTTCTTCAATTCTCCGTAAACCTTAACGACTTTCATGCCTTAAAGCTTTTGCTGTCACTTTCTGATAATAGCCGCCATACACATCCCTAGACGATAATCTTCCTTGAACGTGATGGAGAACTACATTGTCACCTAAATAAATAGCAGCATGATTAGGGACAGGAGATTCAAGCTGCATTAATAAAGCATCACCAACAACCAAATCACTGACTTTGATCTCATGGAAACCTTCTTTCTTGAAATTGTCTAAATATAGATTTTCACCCTTATACCACCACTCATCTCGCCTTTCATAATCTCTAAGATTTAAATTCCATTCCTTGTTATACCAATCTCGGCAAAGTGTATAACAATCAATTATTCCATGCACAAATTGACGGCCCACATAAGGAAGTTCAAATCCAGAAGGTTCGCAATATCCCCACAACTCTGTATTCGGATTAACAACGTGCCAAGGGAGCCTAGATTTTTCACAAGCAACTTTATCTGCTGATGATGGTGCGTGATTTGTAACAGGATGACTATGCACAACAGCAATAATCTCTCCTTTTTCCTCTGCTTCTACATACGATATGGGATCTAAAACGAAATGCTCATCAGGTGTTTCAGCAATATTTTTGCAAGGGAAATAACGTTTTCTACCTTTTACAACGACAACTAAACCACAACTTTCTTTAGGTGCTTCAGATTTGGCATGTGCCAACGCTTGTTCTTTAATCTCGTTTGGTAGCGTCATTTAATACGTCCAGCTCCAGGGAATGACCCAAAAGGTAAAACCCCATCATTTGCTTTCTTAATTTTATAAAGACTTGGCCCTACATAGCTATAAGCAATTTCAGATTGTGTACCTATTGAATAAAAAGAATAGGTAGCAGAAGCATCTGTACTAATTGTTTGGCTAAGTGTTATTAATTTTTTAATATTCACAGGAGTATTAACAGCCTGTTCTGTGACATAAGTAACTGATGTCAATACTGTTGTAGGCAAACCTGTCCCTGTTACATATTGACCAACTGAAACTGAAACATCTTTATCTGCAACTAAAATATTTGTTGAAGTACTTAATCTTTGAGCAGAAAAACTTGCTGCAGCCGTCCCAACAACTGATAAATCTGCAATTTGATTAAGAGTGACAGTTGTACCACTAATAGAAGCAATCATCGTTCCTGCCTGTAATCCTGTCCCACTAATTGCCATGCTTTGATCTAATGCTGAAGCATCAGTAACAATGATCCGAATTAAATCACTCTGTAAAGTTCCATTTACTGTGGCTGAACTTGATGATGTTGCGTTTGCACTTAATGTAATCGTTGCACCTGCAACATTTGTCACAGTTGTGCTATCAGGAATACCAAAACCTTCAACAATATCTCCAACTGCTACTGTTTCTGTCGCTGAATTAGTTAAAACAAGTTGATTACTTCCATTAGAGATAGCACCAGTAGCTTCAAAGGTTGCAAATCTTTTATTACATGAAGTAAGCCTTTTACCACAACGATCAGCAGCCAAACTTCCTACTGCATTGTCATTAACATCAAAATACTTAGTTCCTGTATAAGTACATTCAGAGCTTCTATATTCCCACTGACAAATATTGGGAAGTAATTGTCTTTTAGGAACAAACATTCCAGCAAGATCAAACTTAGAAGCTAATTCAAATACAATTAAATTTCTATTTTCAGAAGCTTTTCTATCTACATACCATATTTCTTCAGGCCAGGTTGCAGCAGGATCAGCCGCAGGTTGACCATCTAAAAACTTCTTCAATGTTCTAATTCTTCTAACTTCTGCACCACCTAAATCATTTCCTGGTGTTACTTGGTTTACATCTATTAACAAAGCAGAAATAGAAGCTGTAAAGAGAGGAAAACTATTCGCAACTTTTAAAGTAGGTCTAGGTAAAGCACCACCTGT